CCAAACAATTCCAGATCGAAGCGCTGATTGATCAAACTTTGGACATATCTGACGATTCGAGCAAAGACACCAAAATCCGCTACGACGCCAATGGTGAAGAGTATGAAGTGCCGGACAGTGAAGTTATCAACCGTAGTCGCCTGCGTATCGCAGCAAGACAATGGCTGGCAGAACGCCTAGTCCCCAAGATCTACGGAACCAAAACCACCACCGACACCAATATCAACGTCCGCCATGAGGAAGCCATCAAGGAGCTGGGCTAAACGATGGCGAGGCTGATGAATTAGGCTTTTCACGATTCTGGATAAACTATAAAAATAAAACAGAAAAATATTATTACAAACAACTGGAGCAATAACAATGCAACACGATAGCTTAGCTATTACATCGCCCGACTATGCCCCACCCAAATTGGGCGACAAGATTCTTGGCGTGAACGTCAAGCGTCTTCGGGAAGCAGCGCTCATCACCCCAAAGCAGCTCGCTTATTTCTGCAAGCTTCCCTTGAAACTCATCACAAGCATTGAAAACGGCCTTGTCTCTCCGCACCTAAAAACGATAAAGAAGATCGCCGCCTACTTCAAGGTAGACTATTTGTCCTTGTATACCATTGGCATGGATCTGGTGGAAGCCCCTCCTCCTGCTCCCATTGCGCCAAGCGCCGCTCCTCCCATTGCGCCAAGCCCTCTACACAAATACACCGATCCAAAAAAGATAACAAAATTCATGACAGACCTTGGCTTTACTAGCTATCAACTGCAGAAGATCTCAAATATGGGCCATTCAACTTTCGACCGTTTGAAGAAAGTGCCAGTTAGAATCTTTGGAAATACGCTGGAGAAGCTGTGCAGTCTTTTTTCCTGTCAAGAAGAAGATCTCCTCCTCCCAGAATCTGAAAATCCAGAAGGAAAAAAACCCATGCGCAAAATATTCCGACAAAAAAAAATAGGCAAGCGATTATTACAAATGCGCATCCAGAAAGGTTGGACAATAATAGAATGTGCAGCGCAAACAGGCGTTTCACGCCCCCAAATTAGCCGTATCGAAAGGAATGCTCAATACCCAAGGCCCGATACGATTGAAAAACTTGCGACAGGCTTTGACATGAGCGTGAAGGAATTTTTGGCATGGACACCTGAATCTGGAGATCTTCCAGCTGTTCCCAAACAAGCGGTGCAACGCGCAACAGCGCCGGTGCAACGCGCAACAGCGCCAATAAATGCCGACATGTCCATCCCAGAGTTCGTCGAGCTGGTGCAAAAGATTGGTAATCTTTCCCAAGTCAACAGAACCTTTTTGCTGGAGATGGTGGAGAAACTTTCCACATGATAAACATCAGCGAAGAACACGCGAAATTTGTGGTAGAAATCAACAAAAAAATCAGCGCTTTCACGAATGATGATGCGCAAAGAGCCTTGCTCGTTGCGGAGATTCTCGCCCTGCAAATGCTATTACAACCGCTTAACCTTTATGGAAGAGTGAAAATGACAAAGCTAATTTATAAATTAGCAGTAACCCTGATCAAAAGCACTACTAAAATCCAAGCAAAAGAAGTTGCTGCAATATGGGCATAGTGCCAATGGCCAAGACCATGAAGACCATCAAGAGCCGCATGGATCTTTTGGAAATGCGAATGCGCGATCTGGAAGAGTGGGTACGCGGCGTGGAGGATGATCTGTACATACGCATCAGAAAGCTTGAAAAAAAGGTAACAAAACTATGCAAGAATACATGACCATCCAACGCCTGCATTGCTGTGAAGTTTTTGCATTGTTCCTGATCGCGGTTGGTGTAAACCAAAACCCATATCTTAAAGGCATTGCGATAGGGATGTTTGTGTTTTTTTATCTTTATGCAATGCTGGGTTTTTTTTGACGCAAGGAGGCGGCGCTTTGAAGTTAAAAGGGCTTTTAGAAGCTGACAGAATTTTTATGACGATGTATTTGGAACTGATACACATGGGTTTTTTTAAGGATCAACAAGAGGCTGCGCATGACAAAGTGGATCAAAATAAAAGATGAACTACCCCCCATTGGCAAACGCATGTTATTCTTTCTGAACTACGCAGAATCCAAGGTGGATTACCCGATGATTCACGTCAAGAAAATGGTTATCGGCAAAGTGACAAACAACTCCGACTTTATCCTGGGCGACCATTGGCAATACTTGAAAATCTGTGCAACGCATTGGGCGTTGGTAGACTTCCCGCGATGATATGGCAAACCCGCATTGCAAAAAATAATTGATATAACCTGAAAAATCTTTTGCAATCCCCAAAAAACTGGAATAAAGTAGCAAAACGAGATCAAGGAGGATCAAAGACATGCCTTGTATGTGCGATACCTGTTTACTGGGGAGAAATATTGATCCCGCCAAATTTTGTCGTAGCCATGGACAAGAAAACTGTCCCTGCCAGCAATTATTGGGGACACCTACTAGCGACAATGCAGCTTTTTTTACTGGTGTTTCTATTACACCTCCTGACCCTCCTAAAAAATCTTTTTGGACATTGAAAGGCTTGATTCCCTTAGCCGAGCCAGTGGCTGATTACATTGAAAACCTTCAAACAAAACTCGTAAATATAGGCAATGAACGTGACGCACTAGCCGCAGAATTAAAGCAAAAGCTAGTAGAAGAGAAAGAGAAGGGTACAAACGCAGTAGAAGCTGCCCCCTCCATGATCGGCACCTACCGCTTTTTAGAAAAAGTATTACTATTACTACCACAAGGAGCTACACCATGAAGTTGTTAAAATATAAGGAAGTATTGTCCCACAGCAAAGAAAAAGTCGAAGAAGCCAAAGTCCCCTATCGCGTTAAAGAAATGAAGAAACACGCCGAACTAAAACAACTGGAAATCGAATCAGACATTGCAACCCAAGAACAGCGCATCCACACCAAGTGTTCCGCCTACCCCATGGATTTTGAAAATCTGGTTCAAGCAATTGACAATCTGGAGCTTCTAAAGCGCCGCTTGGAGCAATACAACGCCATTATCTCGCAGATGTTTGCGGATGATGCGCCTGCAAAAAAAGCCGAAAAAGCCGCTTAGTGCGCTTCATATCAGTAGCTGAAATCCAACGCGATTTGGCGAAGATAATATTTAAAATCCTAGCTGACAGGAGTTAGCTAGGACACGTTTGGAAATGATCATGGATGATCACAACAATCTGGCATTCATCGCCAGCATCATACAGCAGGCTTGTTCTGACGCCTGTTCTCTTGACGCCAACGCGCAACAGCAAAATGCGCGGGACTTCCTGCAGCTTGAAAACAAGCTGTTCTGCTCCTATTGCCTGTGGCTTGACATTGAACCCGTGTGGGCGGTTCCCTATCTGCATGAGCGCGTTATCAAGCACGAACAATTTTTGCTAACCAAAGTCTTGCTGGATAGAACAGCCCTCTTTCTTGGCCTCTTGCTTTACCCTCGAAAACTCTACCGTCACATGATGCGAAGGAACAAGGCGCGTTGGCGAAACTTCGCAAAGTTCCTGGAAATCCTTGGAAGAATGCCAGCAAAAAGCAAAAGATTCTGCTGGGAACTTGCCACCATTGTCTTGGCCAAGGAGGGCTTCTAATGGAAGAACTTGAGCGCTCCATCCGCAAAAAACTTCGTGATGACTTCGAACACTACGCCGCGCGTTGTTTGAAGATAAGAAGCAAAAGCGGTAGCATAGAACCCCTTATCCTGAACAAAGCCCAAAGGTATATCCATGGCATTGTTGAACAGCAAATTAGGGAAACTGGCAAGGTTCGTTGTATTTTGCTCAAGGGAAGACAGCAAGGATGCTCCACCTACGTGGAGGGCCGTTTTTATTGGCGTGTTACTCATCGCTTTGGCCTTCGAGCTTTTATACTCACCCATGACGCCGACGCCACTAATAACCTTTTTGAAATGGCTGAACGTTATCATCATCATTGTCCTACTGTGGTGCGCCCGACCGTCCAAGCCAGTAACGCAAAAGAACTCGTATTTTCTGGCCTTGATTCAGGATACAAGCTCGGAACAGCGGGTAATAAAGCTGTTGGAAGAAGTTCTACCGTACAACTTCTACATGCTAGTGAAGTTGCCTACTGGCCAAATGCAAGCGCGCATTCCAAAGGGATTCTACAAGCAGTCCCCAATGAAGCCGGAACGGAAATCTTTTTCGAGAGCACGGCCTGTGGCACCGGCAACTACTTCCACCAGCAGTGGCAGCTGGCTGAGAGTGCCGCCAGCCAGTTCATACCTATATTTATACCTTGGTACTGGCAAGACGAATATATAGCCGATCTCCCAGTAGACTTTGCCAGAAGCGACGACGAAATCCACCTGCAAGCTTGTTATGGCTTGACAGACAACCAACTAGCATGGCGACGCAACAAGATCCAGGAACTCTCCGCTGGCGGCACGGATGGCTCCAGAGAATTCCAGCAGGAATACCCGAACACTCCCAGAGAGGCTTTTGTCATGAGCGGGGAGAACGGTTTTATCAACCCCTACTATGTAGAGCTTGCTAGAAAATGCAAAGTAGAAGCACAAGGGAGGCTCATCATTGGAGTTGATACTGCTACTAGCGGCAATGACCGCACCGCCATTATTAGGCGACGTACCCGCAAAATCTACGGGCTGCAAACACTGCGCAAAAAAAATGCAACCGAAATTACCAACATCCTCCACCAGATCATCATTATGGAGCGACCAGACATGGTCGTGCTGGATGGAAGCGCCGCGGGGGGAGGAGCCGAGATACGTGATCGCCTATGGCAGCTAGGCCACAAGGATGTGGTGTTTTCTATTCTGGGCGGCAATACGCCGCTTGACCAAAGAAAGTACTACAACAAGCGCGCCGAGATGTGGGACACCATGTACCTGCACCTGCAAGATACCCCCGTGGAAATCCCGGATAGTGACGAGCTGGAAGCCGACCTGTGCAATGTACAACTTTTGCGCAATGACCCCAATGACCGCATCAAGCTGGAAAGCAAAGAAGCCATGAAAAAACGGGGCATAAGGTCGCCTGACTGCGGGGATGCGCTGGCTAATACCTATGCATTCCCCGACTCCGCCTTGGCCGACACCAAAAAGAAAGAAATCACCCATATTGGAAAGCAGATTGCCAATAGTAGCAGCTTTATAGACCGCTTAAAGAAAGCTGCTTATGGCAGGTAGTCGATGGGCGCAAAATAGTACAACAGCGAACAGTTTTTGCTAGAATGTGAAAAACCGCGCCAAGGATGGCGCACAAAGCCGCGCTAGATGGCGCACAAAGCGCGCACGGAGAACCACATGGAAGTGGCAAATCGGCATCAAACTCAGCTTGAGCGCATTAAAACGAACGTTAGACGGGCACATGACTATTTTAAGCCCAACTACGACCGTTATAACGAGTTCCGCAAATTCGTGTTTGAATCCTCCTTAAAAGAGGAAGAAATCACGCTATTGATGACGCTATCAAAGCCCCAGCTGGAGTTCAATGTGCTGGAAGCTTACATATCCCGTCTTCTTGGCGAATTTTCCAAGCAAGAGCCGGATATCGAAGTCAACGCGGATGACCAATCTAGCGCTGATCCACTCACGATCAAACTGGTCGAACAGCACCTGCGTCACACCCTGACCGATTCCAACAACCACCACACCAAATACGAAGTCTACAAAGACCTCTTGTCAGGCGGCTTCTCTACGCTGAAAGTTTCAACCGACTATGCAAACCCGATGAGCTTTCATCAGGTTATCAACATTGAACGCGCCTTTGATCCCACACTGTGTGGCTTTGATCAACTGGCACGCTATTCCCACAAAGGCGATGGCAGGTTCTGCTTTGAGCTTTATCCCAAATCCAAAGAAGATTTTGAAGAAGAGTTCCCGGATATCGACATTTCAACACTCGCCTATCGCCGCGACTTTGCCGGTTTTAACTGGAGCTATTTGAACGACTCCTCGCAAATGCTGATTGTAGCTGACTACTATGAAAAAAAACCCAAAGAAGAAACCATCGTGATGTTAAAAGATGGCACCACCAAGAAGATGAGCGACTACAAAGAAATGCTGCGCACCTGGAGTGACTTGACTGCGCCGCCTGCTGTTGTTGGCAAACCACGTAAGACAACACTAACCACTATCGACCGCTATCGCTGCATTGAAAACCAGGTAATAGAACACAAGCCGACTGATTTCACCATGCTACCATTGGTCTTTGTGGACGGGAATAGCGTGATGATCAAAACACCAATCAACGGCAATGTCAGGCAAGTCACCAGACCCTACGTTTATCATGCCAAGGGTGCGCAACGTTTGAAAAACTACGCCGGAATTTCCTGGGCCAATGAAATCGAAAACACCGTGCAACACAAATTTATGGTGGCCAAAGAAGCCCTACCTAAAGAAGAAGAATTTCTGCAAGCTTATAAAGATGTCCAGAAAGCCAATGTCCTGGTGTTCAACAGTGTGCATGAAAGTAATCCTGACATGCCAATCCAAAATCCGGTACGGGAGATTATTCGTGCTCCAGCGCCGCCAGAAATCATGCAGGCATTCCAAGCTTCGGACAGCCTCATCCAACAAATTTTAGGGAG